AAACACTACTACAAAACTTCCGTGCTTACATGCCTTATCAACAGGGCAAGTATAAACTTAAGATTGAAGATGCTGGCAATGAAACAGATATACTCAGTGGTGTAGCTACTATCAAAAGAACATTCAGCACAATGAAAAGTAGCCAACGCAGAGGTGTTAGTCCTCCTGTGGATAATATTATTGGTGATGTAACCTATACTGGTATTGAACGCAGTGCCAAATACAATCAGGTAGTAGTGCAGTATGTGGAACCTGATGAGAAGTTTACTAATCAATCAGTGACTTATCCTGTAACAGAAGCCAATGGTCGGAATCCAGATGGTAGTAGTTATTTTGGTCGTCAATATTATTTTCTAGAAGATGGTAGTCGTGATTACAAATATGAAATAACCTTGCCTGGTATTACCAATAGAGATCAAGCCTTGGATATGGCACAGTTGATATTTAATAAATCACGCTTTTCTGAAACCTGCACTTTAACTGTGACCAGTGAAGCACATAATCTAGAACTAGGTGATAGCATTTATATTAGCAGCACAGTATTGGATTTTATTGATCCAGTAGATGCTACAAATACCATACCATGGCGTATTGTCAGTAAAACATTAAAAGATAATCATAATTTTGAATTACAGTGTGTGCGTAATCCAGAAACAATTTATCCATACACACGTAAAGGTGAAAAAGACATAGTATTACCTATCTATGTGCCCAAAGGTGCTGAGCGTCAATTGGCACAGAATGTAGAATTATATCCTCGTGGTATAGTTCCACCAACTCGTGCTAGTTTACCAAGTGGAACATCAGTTAGTTCTAATCCTATTATTAATGCTAATCCTAGTAATGTAGCACCAAGTAATAATACTGTAAGTTCAACTACTGTCAGCACACCATTAGCAGACAGCATTACTATCACTGGGCAGGCTACTAGATTCATTGGTGGACAGACCTATGTATTATTACAATGGCGTCAACCCAGTGTGGCTATGTTTAGAAGTGTGGTATTTACATTTACACCACGCACAGGTCTAGGTGCAGGTAATCCCACACAGACATTTGAATATATTGGTGCACCAGTAGAAGGTGAAGCGATATCATTCTTAGTAGGTCCCGTGGTCAGTAACACACATTATGACTGCACCAGCAGAATCAAATATTCAACACTACAGAACAGCTCCATAACCAGGACATTTGAAGTAATAACAGAAGTTGAGACCACTGCCGCATCTACTACTACAAATACTACTACTACAACTACTAATCCTGCTCCACCATCTACACCTACCGTAACACCGGTGTATGCTGAAGTGGTGACTAATAGAGATAATTATTGTTTAACCTTAGCTGGTAACATTACGGCGGCAAATTATGCGGCTGATCCTCGTGTAATAACTTGGACATTGACCACTAATCAAGCAAATCCTGATATCATTGGTTTTAATTATTATCTAAAACCCACAGCTGAAACCTATTGGAGAACATTCTCAAGTAATGTAGCCGCAAGTGGAGTAGCATTTAATAGCAGTATTCCGACATCTGAGACAGTTACATTGACCAATGTAGGTAGGGCTACAGCATTTGATTTAATTATCCGCGTGGCATATAAAGATGGTAGTGAAAGCACAAAACAACAGCGTTTTAGTTTTAACATAACCAGTCCATTTAACACATATCCATATAATTTCTTCTATGGTATAAATGCTTCAGCTAGTCCTAATCCTTTACAGGAAACTACTAGCTTTACTCCTGAATTAGCACCACCAACATTTGTAGGCACTGCGGCTAATGTTAAAATGAACATAGCTTCAGTTAGATTCAGTGGCACGGATGGCATGATAATTACCATGGATCCACCAGCATTGGCTGATCGTAGTTATTGGTATGGACAAACTATTAGATATCGTCCGTTTACTCCTGGAGGCAATCCTATATATCAAACTCTTAGAGATACTACCAGTTGGACTACTGCCGCAGGTCCAGGAGGTGCTGTGTATGTAACACCAACTATCCGTCCAATCACATATGATCAAAAGTATGAAGTTGTAGCTACACCTTATATGTTAGTAGGCAATGCCAAAGTAGACAGCAATTTCAGTTGGTATGGTGTTGGTGCTATTAATAATTCTACTACCAGTATCATATATCCACCCGATGGTAATTGGAATGGTGTGTTTAATTGGCAGAATGTTAGAACCAGTCAAGCTCTACAAACTATCAATACCGCATTTGCTCCACCTGATATGACCAGCAGTGTGGTTCAACTTAGTGCTTTTAATACATTTAATGTTAATAATAATTTCAGTGTAGACTCAGTTGATAACGGCACAAGTTTCGTCTTACAAAGTTATCATACCTTAACCTATAGTGGAGTTGGTATTACCAACTTCCGAGGTGTGCGTATCTATCGACGCAGTATACAACCACCAAGTGGTGGTGTTGGTGAATCTGTTGGTAATAATGCCAAATACTATGGTTGGGGTCGTTGGGAATACGTTGACACTACAGCCACAACTGTAACTCTACGTGGACCCACTGTGGCCGCTGAATTTAATCCATATTATGAAGTCACAGGTTATGCTGGCAATACCAATTTATTAAATCGTGGTTATCAAGGTCTTTACAATGGCTTATTAGCCAATAATGGTAAGAATCAAATATTGCCAGCCAAATCAGGAAGTCAACAATTCTTAATAGTTGTGCAATTCAATGACCTTAGTTTCAGCACAAGAGGTCTACTAATTAATTGTGCAAGACATTCTACTAGTAGTCCAAATCCTTATAATCAATTGAAACCAAATTTACCTACAAATGTAGCCCTAGCTGATTATAATAATTACACTGGTGGTTATCAACGCAATCTCAGTGAAGCACGTAGTGTGTTGACTAATACAGGTATTGGACTAAGTGCTGCACAACCATATGCTCCAGCTGGAACCACTGCTAGTATAACAAAATTTGTCAGTTATCCAACTACGGATACTGCAATACCTGGTGCAATATCACCAGCTATACAATAAGGATCTAATATGGCAATACCTGAAGAAACCGGACGAGTTGATTTACAAACAGGATACATATATCCTAGAAATCTAGGCACTTGGGCTAACCTTGCCAGCACTAGAGAAATAACCATCAGTTCAAATGCCTTGGCTACCAGCACTGCTAACATCACAGTGGGCAATATATCATTTGGTAATCTAACTATTAACAACACGACCTTGACTGCTAACAGCAATGTTATTATACTGACAACCACCACAGCTAATATTGCTAACATCTCAGTAGGTATGAAAGTATTCAATGCTAATATTTCAGCTAACACCACAGTGACCAGTATTAGAAACAGTTCAAGTGGTTTTATATGGGATAATCTACGCAGTTGGTTAACTAATCCTGCTACGTCATTTGTATTCAACAGTCCAATCATTGATAATGGTAGTAGTATCACATTCAACTGTCTTATAGATGCAGACATTGACGGAGATGTCACCTATCAGATTCTAACTACCAATCAGGGATTTGATGGCAATGCCACTGTGGCTAATATTGCACCTGGTGCTACAGATATAGCCGCACACACAGGACAACTGCTAATAGTCAGTGCCAATGTGGTCAGCACAGGATCTATACCAGTGTTGCGTAGCATGAATGTCAATGTTACCAATGATAGATTTGTTCTAGCATTAGACAGTGTAGACACCAGCACATTATCAGGTAGCATCAGCAGTAGAGAATTAGATCTAGGCCGTGCCAGCAGTTATATCTATAACATACAGATGACACCACATGTGTTTATTGGCACCACAGGATATGTTAATGTAGGTTATGTAGCTGCAGACTACTTTAGTGAAACTGTGGTCAATGGAGCATTTGCACAGATAGTAGACAAAACAAATGGATCAGCTAACATCACTGTGTTTGATAACGCAGGTAATTATGTAGATCATACTTTGGATATTCTAGTCTATGCCTTACCAGAACAATATCGTGATGGTAATGATATTCTCCAAAGATAACCAGAATAAATATTAACAAGGAACAACAACTATGGCATTTCCAACCGGAACAGTAATTGATACAACTAATCTCAGCACAGGCGCAGGAGATCCTAGCCTAGCACGGGCAGATTTAAATAATATGGCCACGGCAGTCAATGATATCATCAGCAGTGCTGATCAAGCCAGTGGTATAGCCATGCTGACAGCAATTGGTCAATACAATGGAGCAAAATTTCCAACTACCATAACCACAACCAGTGTGCTAGCACCTAGTTCAGGTGTAGTTAATATACAAGACGTATTGAGATTGACTGCTATACATGAGGCAGACTTTGCTGGCCTAAGTAGTCAATTAGGTGACATAGCTATCAGTGATGATGCTGCCAGTGGTAATGCGGCTATCTGTGTATATGATGGCACTGATTGGCGTTATTTGGCCATGGGTAATCTAACTGTTATATAATGGACAAGAAGCAATTAGAAGAAAAGCTCAGTGAAGTAGCAGAATGGGTTTACCCTAGTGTAAGTCAGGACAATGCCTATGAGCGTATTATACCTTGGGGTGGACGAGAATACAAACATGAATATACTCCTAAACCTGATATGGGTCCAAGGGTAATTCGTCTACGAGCAGACCGATGTCTTAACCCTTGTGAATGGTGTGGTCTAATACTGAATCAGCAACAGAATATAACCAAACAAATTACACCACGTCGTGGTGCTAGTCCTGAAATAATTAAGTGGCACTATAGTTGTCAGACCTGTAAAAAGTCCTGGGATCCAGAAAGCAAAAAATTACAACCTTTATCAAAAATGCAAATGGCTAGAAAACGCAATAAACTAAATACTAGGTAAAGACTAGACTTCAACTGTTATCGCCATTTCCGTTGACGTCAACGTCAAGTGCCTAATCTTGATGTCTTTGCAATATAGAGTCATTTCTATATTTCCCTTAATAAAAGTTCGCTTTTCCCCCTTGATTCCCCTCAAGGGGTTTTTTTGAGGTAAAAAAAGGGCTAATCAACCCTGACTAGCCCCTGGTAGCATAATGGGCTAGATATTTCACTAGCTTATCTATAGTATAACTTCACCCTAATTCTTGATCAATCATTTTGGCTAAATTTGTCCTAATATTTGTTGACAGGATAAATACTTTAATATATAATATACTTACAACTTAACAAAAGGAGAAACAAAATGGCAACAGAAGCACAAATGAAACAACTAATAAACGCAGTTGAAAGTGTATCAATGGAAATATCAGATAATAGTAGTCATAGTATGTCAGTAGATGATTACAACTTAGTATCAAGTATTTGGGAAGCACTAAATGAAATATCAAATACACTTAAAAAAATAGAAGCAAAGATGTAAAGGCTAGGGCCCGCAAGGGCTCTCTTTTGTTAAGTTGAAGAACAATAAGGAGACAACGTAATGACTATTATAAATCTAATGACATTAGACGAATGTCTTGAAGCCAAAAATAAAGAAGAAAATATTCTCAATAGGATGATTGAACAGATACCCAAAGTTGGCATGGCAGTAATATTAGAACAAGAGCGTAAGTTAGATAGTTTAGACTATTGGATAGAACGCAAAAGACTACAGGAGACAGCAGAATGATTAAAATTAAAGGAACACTCAGGTATCTAAAGATTAAAAGAACACCAAAACTTGTTCAGGAAATTAAAGAACAAATACAATGGCAAACTAAAATGGGTTATACTCATGGTGTAGAAGCAAATACTAAATGGTTAGAAACTGGGTTAGGTATTCCTGTCCATGGGATTCCCCCTACTAACTTTGGTGAAGTGTCTATGAACACACCAGTATGTAGAGGATTTAATCCTGAAACTCGTGAACTGTGTTATCTCGAGGAGACAACGTAATGAAAATACAAAAATATTCACGTAAAGAACATCTGGAAGAGTATGTATTCAGCATACGCAGAGCTTTACAATTTAGTGGTAAATTATCAAACTATGTATATCCACCAGAATTAGCTCAATTTGAAATCCAACTACAAGAATTAGTTAAACAAGCTAATGAATTAGAAATGAAATATTTTGAAAAACAATGGCAACAAGAGGAGGAGACAGAGTAATGATTAAAATTAAAACTATAGACAATCTCTATAGATTTGATATCTACCATACTACTAAAATCACACCAAAACTATCGTCTGATGGTGAAACCGTTATTGGTGATTATGTTAATGATGAATATTGGGTATATGTTGATGATAAACCAGATACTTGGCACCATACACTTAAGGATGCTGAGAAATATATTAAAAATGAATACCACGAGGAGACAGCATCATGGCAAAAATAAGTAGACATGGTAAAAGGATGGGATCACCTCCAGGACCTAGACCCAGTATGGTAAAATTTCCTGGCAAGCTAGCTGTGTATAGACTGAGTTGGTGTCGTATGCGAGCACAGGCCAACTATCGCGGTGAAGTTTGGGATATTACTTGGGAAGAATACCAAAACTTATGGGAAGGTCGTTGGCATCTACGTGGCACACACAAAGGTAGCCTAGGCATGAGCCGTAGAGATTGGCAGGGTCCATGGACACTCGATAATGTAGAAATATGTTTAAGAGAACAGCATTGGCATCGTCAACGTCAGGCACAGATAGGTCGTGCTCACGACAGAAGAAAAACAGGCACTGACCTGCCTAAAAACATTCAAAAACCAAGTAAAAAGGATCAATAAATGCTAAAAATCATACCAATCTTAGTAGGTTTTTTACCTGGGTTAGTTTTGGCTGGCACTACTACAGTCATTACACCCAAGGGTAATTATGTTGTGACTACAACACCATCTACTACCTACGTCATTGGACCCAGTGGTGGAGGCCTGCCCATAGCTGTTACACCCGGCACCCAACCACACACATACATCACACCCACAGGCACTTATATGATGATACCAAATGGCACTGGCACAACTATTATACAGACCAGTGGAGCAAGATAATGCCCAAGAGCAAGAAGCCACGCAAGAAGTATATCCCAACTATACCACCAATTGAACGGCATAGGTATTGTCCAGCTGAGGTCAGATATCACACTGACAAAGGTCCACACCGAGCTGAGCTGTATTGTCTCCAACATGACATGCATATCATCTGGGTAAGTGAGGACATGGCACCTCGTTGGGAACAGGTGCTGAAAACACGTCCACAGATCACCACTGGTTAAAAATGGCTAAAATACCGCTATTATTCCGGGTTATTAGTGTGCTACAATAAATATATATATGTAATCTAAGGGGAAACAAAATGGCAGAAATAAACCGTGCAATCAATAAGCACTATAAGCACTATAAACACGATAAGAACGAGATAAGCACAGTTAATGATATCACTCACTTGAGTGACAATCAAAAACAAATTGACTCAGTCACCCCTTGGCAGGCTTCGCCTTCAATGGCAGGTAGTTCAAGCCAAGAGGCTAAGGGAGGTAATGTAAGCCGCCCGCCGCAGATGGCGATTTCATATATGAAGTTAGATATATTTAATAATGCCACTGATGAGGAACTATCTGACAATGTCTATCGCCTACACGCCAAACTCAGCCTTAAACTACTGGGCATGCCAAGTTGGATGCACGCCAGTGCCAGCCTTAATAGCGACAAACGTATGGCTAAACGCGGATTGCGTATGGATAATAAGGAACATAGCCAGCATTGGGAACAAGTGCAGGAACTATACGCTGAATTCAAACAAGAGCATAAAGACACTCGCGTGAGCAAGTTCTACATGTCAGGCGAACAGAAAGGTAAAAGCATTAAAGGATTAAGTGTGGTTGTTAGTCGTTTAGGTGAAGTAGCAGTGGTAATCAAAGGCACTGACATATATCCAATCACGCTTAGTAATAAAGAGTTGACAGCAATTCAGAGAAAAAAGCATATTATCAGTTCAGGCACTTGGACAGACGATAATGTCCGCAGTGATGATGAACTTAATGTTGATGATTGGTTAAGAGGAGGACTATAACATGACAAACCCAAACGAAAATCAACCATACTTGGTTGTAAAACAAAGCAAGATATCAAGCCGTAATGGTGGCTATGTCACACGCATTGATCTAATTGGCATCAAAGATCGTTTAGAGTATCACACCTACGTGGATGCGGCCAACTTCAACTACAAGAACTGGCGACATATCTTAGAACATCCAGACACCACAATGATACTCAATGAGCTGACTACCAAAGACTTCAGCAAAGGTCAGATCAACGCTGATTCAAAACCAATCATTGAGCATCAATCACGTGATGCTGAACAGATACTGGGACCCATCAGAGAGTTTTGGGAAGAAGAAGATAGGCGGAATGGTGGCACTACATTCAATGACTTGTTCAAATGAGTTACATCATACACACTGGCGATAATCGCGATATACTCAAAACCCTGGCAGACAACTCAATAGATGCCATAGTCACGGACCCACCATATGGTATTGACTTCTTAGGTAAAAGCTGGGACGCCAACACTGGAGCTGTGGAGACCTATGAAGAATGTCTGCGTGTGCTTAAACCAGGCGGACACATATTAGCATTCTCAGCGGCACGCACCTATCATCACCTGGCAATAACATTGGAACAAGCTGGCTTTGAGATCAGAGATCAGATCATGTGGATATATTCTAGTGGCTTCCCCAAGAGTCAAGATGTTGGCAAAAGCATACAAAGAAGTCTTGGCGTTAAAGAAACTAAAGCCAGTAAAGGTATGAATGCCTATGCTGAAGTTAAAGATAAAAAAGGCAAAGAGAAGTGGATGAATCCTGGTAATGTCACATCTGAAGATTATCCAGAAAAGAAAGACACAGTAGTCTGCACTGATCCACAAGCCAAAGCCTGGGAAGGTTGGGGCACAGCACTCAAACCCGCACACGAACCTATCTGTTTGGCACGCAAACCCCTAAAGCAGAGCATAGCGGCTAACTGCCAAGAATGGGGCACTGGTGCATTGAATATTGATGCCACTCGTATTGAATGGGATCAAGCCGCTCAAGAACGCATCGCTGAGAGTAATGCCAAAGGCGGTATCAAGATTGGTAAAGGCATTGAAAAATACGGAACCATTGGTGAAGATGCTGAAAAAACACAAGCCAAGGCATTGTTAAATGAACAAGGGCGTTTCCCCTCTAATGTCTTAGGTGAGATCCTACAAGCAGACTATCAAAAGTATTTCTATTGTCCCAAAGTCAGCAGACAAGAGCGACATATTGGCTACGACTTACCACCAGCTATGTTTGGTAATGTCCAAGGCTGTTATGATGAGAATGGTGAAAGATACGCAGTTGGACTTGATGCCCGCACTGAGGGTGTCTTATCTAATGATGAAATGTTAGCCAAAATGGGTGGACACTACACTGATCCTACCAACCAGGGCAGTAAAAGTATTTGGTTGCCAGAAAAAGGTGTAATCTATGCTCACGGACTTAAAAACGAGTATAGTGAATGGTGTAAGAAAAATAACATTGATTTAGGCAATGTGGGCAACAACCACCCCACCGTCAAACCTGTAGAACTAATGAAGTATTTGATTAAACTCATAACACCACCAGGTGGCACCGTATTGGATCCTTTCAACGGCAGTGGCACAACAGGTATGGCGGCAGTGGAACTGGGCTTTAACTATATTGGCTGTGAGTTGGATCCAGCTTACGTTGAGATTAGCGAGAAACGCATTGAGGCTTGGCGTAATCGTGACTACCATGCTGATGTGTTTGACAGCTTGTTCACCTTTGGAGACTGATATGAAACAGCTCAAAGTGATATTCAAGAACAGTGGGGACGCACTCAAGTTCGTTGACATAGCTCGCACCAGTGGATTATACTCCTGGGACTGTGATCTATTAGAACGTGACATTATATTAAACTACACCAAGCCATTACCTCAGACTGTAAAGAATACCAAAACCTGGTATTACGACACTGATGTAGAAGCAGAGTTTAACCGTTGGATAAGCTATATGACACTGGCTGGTTATGCCTTACAGATTAAGATGATAACCAAACCTAAGAAGTAAAATTAGTTAAATATAAACAAAAGAAGGAATAATCGTGCTCAACCCAGATTTTGATCCCTTACAACTACTACATGATCTACAACAGATACAGTTTGAACAAGCTGAAAATCTAGTCAAGGTCAGTGAATGGATGGTCAGTGTCAGCACTGCCAGCACTGCTCAAAGCACACAGTTAGATCACATGTTCAGTATGCTAAGTGCTATGAACAAACAACTGTTGTTTATTGATCAACGTATTAAGCTATTAGAACAGCATGTCTTAGAGAGTATAAATAATACTGAGATCTCAAGCCCGGAGTAGTCGACGACTCCTGGACTATAATTATAGGAATAACAAATGCCAGCAAATCTAACCCTTAGAACACTCACGCCTACCCTAGGCACTACCAAAGGCAGTGCTTTAACCTTTGCGGAAATGGACAACAATTTAAAAAACCTAGACGCACTACTAGGTATAGCCAATGTCAGCGTAGATACTGCACCAACTCTAGGTGGTAATCTAACTGTTAATGGCAATTATTTCCTTGGTGCACAAAATTGGACGAGTTCAGTAACACAAGCGGCTAATGCCACAGTATTAGGCACACAGATATTCAATTCAAACACTGCCTCAGGACAAGTAGCCAGTGAAATTACATTCAAAACAGGCGGCACCCTAGGTTCACCAACTTACACAGCTGGCATTGGATTAGGTGGTCCAGGATTCAATCTAAGTGGATTGGGTCTAACTGTATTCCCAGGTGATGCTTACTTCTACAGTCTAGGTGGTAATGTTAAACTAGTAGACTTGTTAAGCTCAGGATCAACTCTAGCATTTAGCAATGGCACAGGTGCTGACTTATTCAAAGTCAACAGTTCAACAGGTGCGGCTACATTCACAGGCACTGTCACAGGCACATCAGCTACATTCACAGGTAATGTCACTGGGAATACCGCAGGTTTTGCCATTGGTTATAGAGATGTTCCACAGGTCACAGCAGGCAATGTAACTCTAGCATTAACAGATGCTGGTAAACACTACCTAGATACCAGCCTGGCACCATTGACTATTACTATTCCAACCAATGCCAATGTGGCATTTGAAATTGGCACGGTGGTAAGTTTTATAAACCAAAGCACAGGCAACCTCACCATCACAGCTCCCACTGGTGGCAACCTATGGTTAGCAGGTAATTCTACCAGCGCAAATAGAACTGTCACCACATATGGTGCGGCTACCATAATGAAAGTTGGCACTAACAATTGGTTTATCAACGGCAACGGAGTAAGCTAATATGAGTGGTATCCAACAGATGTTGTTTGCCAGCACCAGGCCTCAGGTCACTGGACCTACAGATCCCGACTTTGCCAGCGTGGAACTACTATTACAAGGTGGACAATCAAATGGTTCAACTACCATAGTAGACTCTAGTGGAAATGCACGCACACCAGATACCAATCAAGATGTTGATTACAGCAACACACAGACCAAATGGCAATCTACCAGTCTTAAATTTGATGGAGATGACTATTTAGGATATGCATATACAGCAGACCTACAGCCCAGTGGTGACTTTACCTGGGAGGCCTGGTTATATCCAACTACTCTAAATAATTTCCCAACACTCATGGGATATGGCGCAAATGGTATTGCTCTACTATATCACTTCACTGGTGATAGTATCAAGATCGAGATGGACCTAAATGGCTCAGGTTTAGATGTTAACCATTCAACAGGAACCAGTCTCACCATTAACGTCTGGCAACACCTAGCTGTGACCAGAAGTGGAAGTGATGTGCGTGTGTTTAAAGATGGCACACAGATTGGTTCCACACAGCCATTGACAGGTGCTCCATCAACCACACGTAATCTATCAATTGGTAGTTATGTGCATCCTAGCAGTGGTGGTGGAGCAAGCCCAGGTAACTATTTCACTGGCTATATGGACGATATTAGATTCACCAATGGTGTGGCTAGATACACAGCCAACTTTACCGCACCCACAGCGGCATTCCCAACACAGTAGGAGCAGAGATGGCATTACGACTAACTTTAACAGCTGGCCAAAGCCCAGCACCATTCCTAGGATCAGCGACGGAATTAGGATATACAATTTCACAGGTTGACCACGAGTTGACTTATGAACGAACAGATGCTGGTGATTATCAGGATCTAATTGCGAAATTCAATACAGTAAAACCCACAGAATATGTATTGAATTATGAAATAATTTAACAGGAGACACAACCATGTCAGCAGCAAGTAATTATTTAGAGAACAAGGTATTAGATCACACCTTGCGTAATGCAAGTTTTACGCAACCAAGTGGACTATTCATTGGCTTGTTCAAAAACAATGCCTTAGGCAATTTAGAAGCAGGCACATTGTCTGATGAGATTTCAACATCAGGCACAGCTTACGCTCGCAAGGCAGTGACATTTGGCAACGCGGCATCAGGATCAGCTAGCAATTCAGCTACTGTGACTTTTGATGCGGCTACAGCTGAATGGGGCACAGTCACAGCTATCGCTATCTTAGATGGTGATACTGAAGGCAGCAATAATGTCTTATTCTACGGTAATCTAACCACAGCTAAATTGATTGAAACAGGCGATACTCTACAGTTCGTCAGCAATAACGTCACTGTAAGTCTAGCGTAATCGCCGTCCCAACTGAGGGAACGGCCGTGCTGACTACCGCTAGAATCATTCTCATGGCAGTGTCCTTGGCACTGCCATACTCACCTACTCGGAGTCTAGGTCATGGCTAATCGACTAATAAGTATTGGCTATGGAACTAATGATGACCTAGTTCAAACCTACACGATTTCTGGTAATACCTATACACCTGCGGCTAACATCAGCGTAAACATACGAGCAGTTAATCGTGTGCGTTGGAGCGGTGATGGTAACTTACTAGCAGTTGCACAGCCTAGTGGCTCAGGTCAAGAAATAACCATAGGTGAATTTGCCAGTAACACATTTACTAATCACACATTTACTCTAGTATCAGCCTCGGCTCGAGGCCTAGGCTGGAGTTCAGACAGCGCTCGGTTAGCTGTGGCTCATGATGATTTAGATGTATTCTATAGAGGCTCGGGCAATACTTACACAGAAACCACAGTAAGTTCATTAACCGGTTGGAATGATGTGGTATGGTCTGCAGATGATTCAAGTCTAGCCGCAGTGTTTGATGTCTCACCATACCTGCATGCGTATAATAGATCAGGTAATGTCTACACAAAATTAACGGATCCTGCTGCGTTACCCACAGGCACCGGTTATGGAGTTAGCATAAGTTCTACTGGCAACATAGCTGTTGCTCATGATTTCACACCTTATGTCACCATATATTCAAGATCTGGTGACACCTTAACCAAAATAGCCAATCCTGCTAGCTTACCCACAGGTAATAGTCAATGTGTAGCATATAGTCCTGACAATGGTATTCTAGCAGTTGGGCATGACACGACACCATACATCACTCTTTATCATGTCAGTGGTAATACCTATACTAAACTTAGTAATCCAGCAACATTGCCCACTAGCACAGTTACAGATCTGAGTTGGGATTATCAGAGTCAAAGATTATATCTTGCCACAGCAAATGAAAAGGTCATTGAATATCTAAGATCTGGTAATACATTTACTGCACAGACTACTATCTCAGGACTAAGAGCCGGTAATCCTCGAACAGTAAGTGTATTTGGTAGTGGACTAACACAGTCTGGTGAAGCATCATTGTCAGCAGAGACAAGTATAAATGGCACATTAACTGGCACATTTAACGCACAGGCCCTGTTGAACCTGGCGAGTTCATTCCTTGCTAGTCCTTTAACAGGCACAAGTAGATATGTAGATGTTAATTATGTAGAACAAGATTACTTTGTTGAATTCAGTGACTTTGACTATGTGGAATTTGATTATGTAGAATTTGGCTATTTTGGTCAACCATTTATCAATGCCAATGCGGCAATGACTGTCTCAGCTAGTATCCAAGCCACGTTAACTGAACTAGAATCTGCCGAATCAGCGTTAACCTCAACTGTGACTCTTGTTGGTGCTGGTGATAGGATTAGATTTGCCAACAGCAATTTATCAACAGCGGCTACCTTAAGTTCTACTGTAGTTCGTATCAAATCAGCCGCTGTGAGTTTGTCAGCATTCAATACAGTATTAACTGTAGGAGATCGATCAAGACCTGCTGAGGCTGTATTAGCATCTGCGTTCACACAATCTGCCCTGGCTAATTATACTGCTGGACCTACTGTAAGTTTAGCTACAACAGCTACAGTATCAATCAGTATGTCTGTTACCAGACCTGCATCAGTGACGCTATCAGCATTCAACACAGTATTAACAGCTGGAGCAAGAATACGCAGTCTAGGTAGTGATATGACTGTCACGGCTAATTTATCAGCTAGTGCAGGTAAGATAAGAACCGCCGCAACCAATAATAATTTATTAACAATTAATCCTACACCATACACTGGCATCTATGTAGATAGACTGGATCATTTTGCTCTATTAGATGATATTGACTCACGTAGTCAGAATCAAAAATTTATAGATGATATGACTGTGAGTTTCTGGGCAAGATGTGATGACTATACAGGTGGCACAATATTCAGCACTCCAGGTCCTGCATTTAATTTTGAAAATGCATTTACCCTAGCATTATCACCAACAAGCATCAGCCTTGGCTATAATATCACAGCTGGCACAGCTGAAAGTTTTAGCATCTCAAGTAGTCCTGGTGTATTACCTATGGAATGGCATCATTATTTCATACAGGTCAATCATACAACTGGTGATCCTGGCACCTACACTGGAAATATTTTTGTAGATGGCGAACAGATACTAGCCGCCACTGGCACATATAATCCCACGTTTGATGAATTTACCTTTGCTGAGAATCCTATAGCCATTGGTTCAACAAGAAACTACAGCTCAGGTAACATCGCTTTAACTAATAGATTCAATGGTGTGGTCAATCAATTATGGATTACAAATAATGTCAATGACACAGTCGCTGAATTCTATGATTCAGCGAGTCCTATAACAGGATTTGTAGATTTTTCAAATACAGGTCGAAAGTCCGATAATAGTCTATCCGCACCAATTTGGTATGAAAAGTTTGATTATCCATTCTCAGCAAATGTTACAGGTCAGGCCCTGGTGTCAGGAAATTCACCTACTACAGAAACTGTAGATCTAGATTATCTTCCTGATGCTGGTAATCAACCTATACTTGCTCGTTTTACCACAGTATTCAGTGGTGATAGAACGGTATTTGCTGAATTCTCAGCTAACACGCTAGCAAGTTTAACCAGCACAGGCAGTTATAATCGACCAGGATCAGCTAATCTTGCTGTGGTTTCCGCATTTACTGCCGCAAGTTATGACTTTACCAAAGCCACGGTGAGCTTGTCATCAGCTGTGAGTCTAACGGCTATAGCAGATAGAATTCGATATGCCACTGTGGTGATCTCAAGTGCATTATCAGCTACACTTACAGCCAGTGATAGAAACACGGGCTCAGCTACATTAGCCAGTGCGTTTACCATATCAGCAGACCCAACTACCAATGTATTAGGTATAGTCTCAGCTGAATTAACAGCCAGCTTGTCAGCTCTAGCCTATGACTTTACCAAAGCACAGGCTACGATATCAGCTAATTTTACACTCGTGGCAGAAGGTAGATATGAAGAAAGAATCCGTGCCAACGCTGCAATTGCCAGCTCATTCACCACCAGTGTCACTGGTCGAGTTACTAGACATGGTATAAGCAATCTTAATTCCCAAGTCAGTGTTGCGATAGCTGATGGTCGGGCCCTACGTCGTGGTAATGTTGCAATGTCAGCATTTAACACAGTGCTTACAGCTGGTAAATTAATTGAATTCTACGCAGAAAATACCATCCAGGTAGCACAAGAATTAAGAGTATTACATGTATATGATGATGTAGAATCTAATGTATTATTGGTTCAAGATGATCGAGAGTTAAATAAGATATACACCAATGATGGGTTAGA